GCGTTCTCCAGCACGTACGCCTCACCCATGGACGGGGAGGGGGCGGGAGTAGTCATCAGTGCTCTCCTTGAGCCGATCAGTGCCAGATGTAGCCGAGGGAATCCAGGTGGTCGTAGAGGGCCTTGGGTGCCTTGTAGCGCACGCCCTCCTCGAAGTCGAAGTGGTTGCCGTGGCCGTAGGTCATGTTCTCCAGCGAGGTGTTCACGCGGAACTCGCGCATCGGGGTCTCGACCTCGACTGCGTCGGCGACCTCGATGGGGGCAGGGGCCGGAGGGGCGGACAGGTCGCGGGGCTTGACCTCGTGAACGGTGTCGTCTCGGTCGGCAGCAGCCTGGGCGTTGATGAGAGCGATCTCGCCCTCGCGCTGCTTCAGTTCCTCGGCGTGCTCCTTGGTGAGCGCGGCCTTGGTGCGGCCGGTCAGATCACCGGGGCGGGCGACATTACGTGCAGCCATTGTTGTTTCTCCGTGTTCGGGACTCGTGTATGTGAAGCGGTACTACTTTAACGAGGAAGGGGAGCGGTCCTGGTAATCCAGAAAACCGCTCCCCTAACCCGTGGACTAGCCGGTCACCGCGACTACCAACTCAACTTGGATTCCTTTCGGAATCGCAGGCTCAGTTGGTCTCCGCGATGAGGACCGCCTGGTCGGTGATGAGGCCGAGACCCCAAATCGCGTACCAGGCCAGGGCGTGCTCTCGTCCGAAGTCGAGAATGCCGCCGTCACGCAGTTCGACCGGCAGCGAGATCGCGTGGCCGAATGCGTTGTCGCCCAGGAAGATGGACTGGTAAACCGTCTGGCTGGCAGCGTTGGTGAACTGCTTGACCTGCGTGGTCTCGATGAAGACCACGTCATTCAGGCGGCCAATCTCACCCAAAAGGAAGTTCCCCGGGGCCGCGTACTTGGTGACCTCGATGAACTCAGGGTCATCGCGCAACTTGCGCGACTGGTGCGGGTGGACGAAGCAGACGTAGGTCTCGCCCAAGCGCGGAACGTTCTTGGTGGCCAACGTCTCGACCGCGTCCTTGACCAGGGCCGTGGTGAAGTCGAACTTGCCGGTCAGGCCGTCGGTGGAGGTGGCAGCGGTGCCGTGGTCGTACGGCGACAACTGCGTACGGGTCGTGTTGCCCACGGCCGTGGTGTCGAACTTGTTGTAGCCCCAGATCTTGCTGGACGCCTGGAGCAGGGTGTCGCGAGCGGACTGGTCCAGGTAGAGGGCCATGTTGCGGCCCAGCAGGCGGGACGCCGACGCCATGACGTCGTCGAACGAGGCGTTGAGCAGGAGTTCCGAGACCGCGACCGCGTAGCCGTGCTCGGCGACGGTGATCGAGAACTGAGAGGCCGAGAGGGCGTTGGTCTGCATGCGGACGCCTTCAACCAACTGGCTGGCGGAGCCCAGGTTGTTGTACCGCATGAAGTTGATCGTCAGACCGGGCTGAACGCCCAATTCGGTCTTCTTCACCGCGAACTGCTCGAAGCGGAGAATCGGCATGGACTGGAACAAAATCTCCTTGCTCCAGATGGTCTGAATGGCCGCACCGAGAGTGCTGTTGGCGCCCGAGTAGTTCGTCGGAGAAGCCGACAGGTTCGGGGTACCAGTGATCGCGCTTGGCATACTTGGATTTCCTTAGTTACGGGTACTCGACCGAATTACGAGTACAGTCCACGCTGGTTCTGGGCCGCCTGTCCGACGCCCAACTGGCCCCGAATCTTGGCGTACTCCGACATCGGCATATCGCGGAGGTCAGAAAGGGAGTACGACTTAGTGCCCGGATCGGTGTCCATCGGTCCCGTGGTGGAATAGCCCGTGGGGCTCACACCACGCATGGAAGCACGCTGCTGAATAGCAGCCTGCTGAACCGATTCCAGAATAGCCTGGGTCTTCGCCTTGACTGTAGCGATGGAGTTCTCGACCTCCTCCGGCGAATTACCGCCGACGAAGTCGAGGAGTTCGGGAGCGATCTCGTTGGTTTCCTCACCAACGCGACGCTGAATGTAGGACTGGAGGTTGTTGAACTCCTGCTCCTTCTGGAACAGAAGGCGCTCCTCCTCGCGCTGCCGCTCGATCTGCTCGAAGCGGGAGGACCACTCCTGCTCCTTGACCGCCAGGAGGTCCTTCGCGGACAGGTCGTCCTCCGCCTTGCGCTTCGCCTCGGCCTGAGCCTCCTGGCGCTTGCGCTCCTCCTCGGCCTGAGCCTCCTCGCGCGCCTTGCGCTGGGCCTCGATCTCGTCCAGGAACTTCTTGTTCTGGTCCTCGACGGTCTGGAGGCGCTTGTACAACTTGTCCTTCTCCTCCTGCCGCGCCCGCTGGATGTCCTCAGCCGTGAAGCGAGGCTCAACAGGGGCAGGAGCGGGGGTCTCGACGACAGCGGCCGGAACGGTGAGCACAGGCTCGCCACCTTCGCCGGGCTGCGGAGCGCCACCTGCGATGGGGTGGATCGGGCGGCCGTCCTTGCGGTAACCGAGGACCGTGGCGGCGGGCACCGAGATGCCCGAGGTATTAAGCGTCATGAGCGACGAACTCCTAGTCGGTACTTTTGTCCGGGTCGCGGCGAAGCCCAGCGCGTGGGCCGTATGCCTGTGTCACGATTTCGTTAGTCATCTTCTGAATCTCGGGCGCTGTGATGTTGCCGAGTTCGACACCACCGGGAAGCGTCACCGGATTCGGACCACCAGGCTGCGGGCCGACGGGATTCCCATCTGCATCAGTCTGGGGTGCAGGCGCCTCCGCCCCATCGGGCGGCATTCCCGTCAACTGGAGAATACTCGAATCTATCTGAGCCTTTAGCATTCGCAGAGCGCCCTGCTGCTTGGCGTCCTCGATCTGCTCCTCGAATATCTCGCGGACCTTCTCGTCCGGGAACTCCTCGCCCAAGTCGTGGAGGGCTCCGCGCATGGACTCAAGGCCCATGGACATCTTCGCCTGGATCTCGTTCAACTTGATGAGGGTGTCGACCGGGAGAGGGGCTGGCCATTCGCACTCGGTGAAGTAGGCCATCGGGTCGAGAACGTCGATCATCGGGGGCTGGTCTTCCTTCATGATGCCCTCGGTGGACGGGTCGTAAAGGCGCGTCTCGGGCTCGAAGGTGAACAGCGTCTTGAGGATGAGTTCGTTGATCTTCTGGAGACCGACGGAGTACTGCATCTTCTTCTGGTCGTAACGGGACATCATCGGCCGGTACATGATGGCCAAGGCCACACCCGACGTATTCGACGCGGGCTGCATCTGACCGAGCGCCGTTTCCGGAACACCCGTGATCTCGTGCATCGAGCGCTTGATCATCTCAAGGTACTGAAGCGGTCCGGCGAGGTCGACGCCATTCTCCAAGTTGTACACCTGGGCGTCCTTGGGAAGTCCACCCCACACCTTGCGTGGGCCCTTCTCCAGGTTGCTCGCTTTCGCGCCGCTGATGATCGTTACGGGGGCTGCGTGGTAATTGATGATGTCGCTGATGTCCGTCGCCTTCTCGTTGTACTCACGGTTCAGCGAGATGATGTCGGCGATGTCCGACAGACCCCACGGAGAACCAGAGACCTGAGCATTGGCGACGTGCACGACCGGAATGGTCCCGAGAGGATTCGGCCGGGAGTCGATCAACTCGTCATTCAGATATTCCTCGATCGTGTCGTCCGTCAGCACCTCGACGTAGGTGTATACGGAACGTGTCCCGTCTTCACCGGTCGCCCAAAAGCGGTACTTCAGTTTGAAGCGGATCAGACGGTCCCGGTCGTGGGGGTGCCACTCCGGGAAGCAGAAGGAGGAGTTCAGGGGAAGGATGCGAACGCGGCCTGCGTGTGGTTGTCCCGTGTTATCTGTGAATCCAGGCTCGTATGCGACCTTCACGAAGGAGTCGCCGGAGATGCCGCCTTGCTGGCCCATCTCCCACAGCAACTGCTCCTTGCGGTTGTCGACCTCCCAGGCCCTCTTCAAAAGGCCGGGGATGATGTGCTCGTACTGCTTCACGCTCTTGAAGTGGACGCCGCGTCCGAACGTGAAATTGTTGATGTAGTCGGCGAACGCCTTCACGTAGTTGAACGTGATCTGCGCCTCGCCCGCTTCTCTCCGGTATCCCCAGTGATGACCCAGGTAGTATGCGAAGTTCTGGGAGTACCTATTCAGGCGAGGGCCGTGCACCTCAAACTCCTCGTCGGCCAATTCGACAAGGCCGAGAGGAGAGATCGACACCGTAAGGTCCGACCCCGAAGCCCGCATGCTGGGGCTCGCGAATGAGATTGCACCGCTCATGGGTAAACGACTCCGACTTTAGATCTCGACGATGCGCGTGGGCGCGAGGGAACGTGCAGACTTCTTGGCCGCGCGACGGCTCTCGAATGGCTCCTCGCCGCGCTGCACGACGTTGCCGTTGGGCAGAACCTCGTGCAGGACGTACTGGCGGCTCTTGGCGCCGTCCTCGGTCTCTACGGGAATGCCACGCACCAGATAACGCTCGTTGATCAGGTGCTTCCCAACGGTCTCCCCCTTGGAGAGAGGCAGCTTGGGAAGCACCTCATCGACGGACGCCTTCGGTGCCCTGCGGCGGTCGTGGAAGGCAACCATGGATCAGTCGTCCACTACCGCCGGGGAAAGCCGCTCGTAGCGCCGACCGTTGCGGACGACCTCCTCGTAGGAGACCGTCGCGTAGTCGGAGAACGACCCCTGCGAGAACTCACCGAGATAGGTCGGCGCCTCGACCCACGAGGCGGAGCCGACGTGAACGCGCTCGGCCATCGTCTCCTGCGGGAACTTCTCGTAGACGTTCGCGTTGTGGTTGGGTCGGCCCGGGGCGGTGAGGTAGCCCTGCATGACGCCCTTGGTGAATTCGTTCGGGACGTCCGTGTCGGTGGCGACTCCCTCTTCGAACCTGAGAGGACCGCGACGGGCGGTGTTAAGCGCATCCTTGCGCTCGTAGACGGTGCCGACACGCTCCTGGAACTGCGGGTCGGGTGCGAGATTTCCAGCCATTCCGTAATCCTCTTCTGATAGCGAGGGAACGCTTCAAGCGTAGGAGGAACACGGAAGTGGTTGTTAATGCCGCTAAGCGCGGGGAAGGGAGAAGAGGCTGGCCGGGGAAGTGGTCGCGGACGGTACGGTTAC